TTTTATGTGCATCTTGACGGTCGGCTAAGAAATTGCTTAATCCATGATCGCCATTTTGTTCTGCCATTTCAAAAGTAATACGGAAAATATTAGCCATTTTTTCGCTGTCTTGTAACAATTCGCTCAGCATCTCGTGAAATCCTGGAACATCATTTTCATCACGTACATTAGTTAACATACTAAACTTTTGTAAACTTCCTGGTGCATAAATTTGTAATGCACGTAAATGTTCTGCAAATGTGTCGATACTACCGTATACTTCTAAATAAATTCTTTCAAACAATGCATGTAGACTTTCAAACAATGGACCTTCTACGTTCCAATGAAAGTTGTGTGCTTTTAGATAAAAACTAAATTCACTGGCAAATGCTGTTTTAAGGGCTAAATGATATTTGTTATGTTCCATTATACACCGTATTTGTTTGGCTTGCGTTTAGCTACTGGACTTTTTTGGTTTACAGTCGACAATTCTAAACTTTCAGGAGTTGTTCGTAATTCAATGTCGTGACCGATACGTTTAATATCTTTGGTAATTTTAGCATGTTCTTGTTCTGAAAAAGGCATAAAGAATGGATGCTTACCAAAATTATCTTTTGAAGCCACGTTTCTTTCACCGCCGGCAATAGCTACTCCAATACGATACATGCTGTAGAAATCGCTAGGAATATCTTGAACACTAAATGCACCCGGCATAGCCGCTACGGCCTCTATAGGTACATCTCCTTTAGTACTACCATATTCGGTGTTGCTTTGACTTTGACTATGTGCTTCGTGTGGATCTAGACCAAAATTGCCTAATTTTTTCTTCATAGGAAAATCTTTAGCCACGTAGGGTTTGACAACCTGGGTTTGTTTGGCTTTTTTAGAAGCCTTGGCAGGAGAATCTGTTGGTTTTACAGATTGTTCAACTATGAATTCTTTCGCTCTCATTATACACCGTACTTGTTACGTTTTTTATTAGCCACAGGACTTGTTTTGTTGGTTGTGGGTAATTCATGACTACGCATGTCACTAAGCTGAACAATAGGACCAGCCATTACCATTTTAGCGGCATTTTTAATGATATCATATTCTTCATCAGCAAACACAGTTAACAAAGGATCCCCAGCCATAGGTCCTGCTGGCGGAGTTATTTGATGGTGTTCGTGATTGGCTTTACTGTGTGCGCCAGCCATAGCAATACCAAAACGATATCCAGAATAAGGATTACCGTTAGCTTTGTTAATACTGATGCCCGGCATACTCAATGCTCCACGAACTGCATCCATTTCGCTTTTGTCAAATTTCTTACCGTTAGCTGGAATATCGCCTTCGGACAACTGTTTTTTTATAAATTCGTTTGCTCGCATTTTTCTAATCCAATAATTTGCTTCTTTTATATTTAGCGGTTCTTGTTCTGGTGCAGGAATAGCAGGTTTCTGAACATGATGTGTATGTTTTGGTGTTGTAATTCCCATACCCTTACGTGTCAAATCCATTAGATGTTGAATCCATGCTCTGCCTAATTTGTTAACATCAAACCCTTTTTCCCATAACGCCAACTGTTGTTGCGGAGTAGCTTTTGGATCTTTAAGAATATTACGCAACTGAGTAAAGCTCATACCGGTTCCACGAGGTGTAGTTTCTAAACTAACTTTTACATGTTCGTACCCTTGAAACTTATTAACTGCCTTCATTAAAGCGGCTGGCATATTCAACCCTGCTTGATCTTCACCTACCATAATAATAATATTATCGTATCGTGGAGGCTTGCCCGGTAACGGATTAATTAATTCATGTTTAATTTTTTGAATTAGCGTACCGCCTTCGTGTGTTACTGTACTAATATTAGCGGCATAATTTGGATACATTTTATGCCATGTTTGAACTTTAACATTTGGTGGGATAGGATCGTTTTTGCCTTCAGCATTTCCAATAAACAAATAAGGATCACCTCCTACTTGTTGTGCTTTTTTAATAGTATAGTCAAATAATTGCTCATGCCCGATGTGGCCTACAAAGCTACCGATAGCAACTACAGCCGTTTTGTTAGAATTTTCACGAGGACGTTCGGTTCTTGCACTTGCCTTAGCCGCCATTTTGGCACTAATAACATCTCGCTGTTCTTGACTAGTAATTTTAATAGGACCCAGTCGACTATTAATGACAATACCTTCGTAGTCTTTACCTAGCAAATCTTTTCCAACAATGTTAGGATCATTAATAATAGCTTTTTCTAATTCAAGTTTAACTGGTGCTAGTTTTTCTTCAACTTCTCTTCTTAACTGTACACTGGCACGATCACGTTTACCATGCGTATCTGAAACGATGCGTTTAAGTTCGTCGATATTATCTAAAACATTGATAATTTCAGTTACGTCTAACGGTTTATTTTGTGTTAATGCGTTACTGATAAACATAATACTACCTTGTTGTCCAATGCTAGTAATAGTTTTAATAATCTTCGCCGCATCTGGTACATCTTCTCCAGTAGTTGCATCTGCTACACGGAATGGAACTAAGGCTAACTGTACACCTCTTGGTAATTTATTGTAATGGATACCAACAAATTTTAATTTGCCTTCTTCAGTTTCTGTAGCAAATGGTAAAAATAAAACTTCACAAGTTACTTGTTTATTCATAAGCAACTCTGGACCTGCGGCATCGTCGACTAGTTTAACTGCCTTGATCATTTCATTAAATAAATCGTCGAATTTTTTAGCACGACCTAGTATTTCTGGATCCTGTGTGCCCTTTGCCTGATGATATTTTAAAAAACCAGCTTCGTATCTAGGAGGAGTATTACTAGTACCCATGAAAGGTTTACCTTCCGAGTCTTTACCAAACCGCCCACCAAATCCATCTATTTTAACATTTAATGGAATATTTTTTAGTTGAAATTTACCATTGTCGTGTAATTCATCTACTAGATCTAAAAAGTCTATGGCTTTTAGATCTTTCATATGCGGCATATTTTTTCTAAGTTGAGCTTTGACTTCTGCTTCAAATATTTGTTCGGTTGAGTTTTTACGCCAATCTGGCCATGTACCGCCGGCAATAGCATCTTTTCTATGTCTACCGTATTGTATTTTTTTACCAGCTTGGTCTGGAGTACGCTGATAGCTCTTTTTAAATTTTTCTAAATCTAAAAATTCTCCCTCGTATTCTTTTGCCATGTCAACTGCTAATGATCTCATATTTGTTAGATTCAATTTTTCTAACATTTGATCAATAGCGGCAAATTTAATATCGGCATCACTTTTAGGATCATCACGCTCGATCATCTGACTGCCAGGTTCGAAACAAATTTCAAAGAAACGTTTTACTGTTTCGTGTTGTTCTTGTTTAGATAGATATTTGCCTATTAAGTCAACAGTACCTAAGAAACTCCATTGTAATTTTAAATCTTCTGGAGTAGGTTCTGCATTAGGATTATTTCGTAGAAATAGTTTTTTAAATTGACTATGTAGATGCTGATCGTATACACGAGTTTCTGGTTTTGCCACTTGCATTACTGGCAACTGTTGTTGCGGATTTTCTGGATGTGGTAATTCTTGCGGCTCGTCATTGTCTCCCACTACTGGACTGTATGGTTCACTTAGACCACCGCCTTGTTTACCTGATACCCCAAATGAATATTTTGAAAGATGATCGGGAGTTACTGTAGTTACTTTGGCTTTGCCTCGACCTTCCGATGATTTTAGATGTGCATGTACTTTAATTGAACCTGCTAATGCTCTATACAAATATTTGTGGAACACACCTTTAATATTGTTTGAAACATCGTTCCACTCTGAGCTATGGCTAAATTTAAACCAATCGTTAGGAACTCCGCCTTCATACTCGCCAAATTCAAAATCGATTTGTATTTTGATTGGAGGATTTGCAAATTGGAATAATGCGTTATACTGTTCATTACCACTACCAAATCCTAGCAATGTAGTGTCGCCGATCTGTTTGTTTGTATATTTTGTTAAGAATTCTTTAACTTGTGGTTCTAAATCTCTATTGCATTGTGTATCGATATCGCCCACACGTGGTTTATGTTTGGCAAATTCCTCATCACTAATACCTTCAGTGTTAAAGAAATGCAAACTACTACCGCTTAGGAATTCTTTGCTCTTTAGTAGGTTAGGTTCCCATAAATTTTTTCTAGTTTGTTTATGAAATGCTAGATTAATGTCATGCAATAACTTATTTAAAAGTCCAACCATGTACGTACGATTATGTACTGCTAAATCTATCTTGTCTGCATAGTGTACTGGTTCACCACTGTCTGCATCGCCAATGCTAAGGTTTCCGCCTTCGTTTAAAGCAGAGTGGTTACGATAAAATAATTCTCTAAGAAACACTATTAATCCTTGTATTTGCCATCAGCATGATGTGTACTGTGTTCATCATACAATTTTTCACAAACTTGACCTAGTGTATCTTCATCTAATTCATCTGGTAGTTCACGGATGGGAAATTTTTGAACGTATATTTTATAACATTCTTTGACAGCTTCTTTAAAGATTTCAGGCTTAGGATCTTTTTTATTTTCTCTGACATGAAGGAATCGATCCAATGCAGGATGAAAGAATCGACGATAGCAGTGATCGTCTTGTTCCATAAAGTGTGCTATATCATCAACTAAATCGTAGTTAATTTCACGCTCGCCACCTTCTTTAGCTTGTACATAATCGGCATCTTTAAAAAAATTACCTTCAAATAGTTCACGTATACGCATTTTTAAGCCCGTTTTAATAAATCAGCAGAAATCTCTGCGGTTAGAGTATTTATCGCTTTTGTAACGAGTTTATTTTTTAACAATGCGTTCGATTTTAGCTATACTACCACCTAAATGCATCTTAGCCAATAGCAAATTGTTATCTCCGGTGAGATAAAAATGCTTGCCTCCCCAAGTGCGTTCCTTTAATAGATCCTTTTTGCAACTTGGGGTTAGTTTTAATTTAGGGTTAGATTCCGCCCATGCAATAAATGAACTGTGTTCTTGAGTAGTTTTACCCAGGGTAATACGATAATCAAAATTCATCTTGGGCATTAAAATAGTATTTTCTTCTAGGGAACCAGCTGGTTCGCTAATGTACTTAACATTATTTTTATCAATCTTAGCTAGACGATCTATTAGTTTTTTATCATTAGTATATACACTAATCCAAGGACTTTCTACACGAACGTCAACATCTTGATGGTTTAGAAGTTCTGAAGCTATCTTAAGACCGTATTCTTTAGCATCTTGACGTTTGGGTGAGTCTAATTCTTTAATTCGCTGTATAGTTTCAGGCATGTCCCCCGAACGGAACCATGCAGAAACACTGCATACCAGTACAATTTTGTACTGGTATTTTCCTCTAAATAATTTTGTAGTGATTTTATACAGCATCTGGTATTTCAACTAAAGGAGTAGTAGAGTCTACAGTTAGCAAGGGTACTTTAGATTCTTTTGCTTTAGCAACAATCGCTAATTGATCATTATCGAGTGTAATAGTAGCCCAGCCACCATTCTTCAATTCTCCAAACAACATCATCTTAGCAAGATTGCGTTTGATCTCTTTATCGATTACTCGTTGTACTGGACGAGCACCCATCTTAGGATCAAATCCTTTAGTAATCAACCATTCAATTGCTTCTTTGTTGATTTTAATACGTACTGCTTTATCTTTAACCTGTTCTTTAAGTTCGTCAATAAACTTGTTAACAATCTTAACCATAGTATCTTTACCGAGTTTATTGAATGTAACAACACCGTCCAAACGATTACGGAACTCTGGAGTCAGGAACTTCTTCAAGTCTGCATCACTATAGTCTTTTTCTTGTTTACCAAACCCAATTGCGTTCTTTTCTGCAGAATTTGCGCCAGCATTAGTAGTAAGAATAAGGATAATGTTACGGCAATCTGCTTTCTTACCATTAGATCCGGTAATAAAGCCATTGTCCATTAGTTGCAACAGTACAGTCATCACATCTGGATGAGCCTTTTCAACTTCGTCTAGCAACAGAACAGCGTTAGGTGCTTCTTGAATTTGTGTAATCAACTGTCCAGCATCTTCTTCAAAGCCAACATATCCTGGTGGGCTACCAATTAACTTACTAATACTGTGTTTCTCTTGATATTCACTCATATCAAAACGCAATAGTTTAACACCCAAGTGTTTAGCAAGCGATTTAGCAGTTTCAGTTTTACCTGTTCCTGTAGGACCCATGAATACAAAGCTACCAACTGGTTTGTTTTCTGTCTTAAGACCAGCTTGTGCAACAATAATCTTGTCAACAATTTCTGTAAGAGCCATGTCTTGTCCATACACTTCTTTTTCAAGATTAGTTTGCAAACTAGCAATATTGCTAGACTCTGTTTCCATAATCTTTTCTTCAGGCATATTAACCAATTTACTTAATTCAAATTGAATTTCGCGTTCAGAAATAATACGATCTTCAACTAATTTTAAATTAAAACGACTACATGCCAAGTCAATCAAATCGATTGCCTTATCTGGTAACTTCTTATCTGCTTGATACTTGACACTCAGTTTAATAGCGGCTTGAAGTGCATCATCTTTGATTTTAACCTTGTGATGTTCTTCGTAATATTTTTTGATACCCTTAAGAATCTGTAGTGCTACTTCTTGAGTAGGTTCATCAACTGTAATGCGTTGGAAACGACGCATTAATGCACGATCCTTTTCAAAGTGTTTACGATATTCTTCCCACGTAGTTGATGCTATAACCTTGATGTTGCCTTTGCTTAGAGCAGGTTTCATCATGTTGGCAAGATCGTTGGCACTATTGCTAGCACTTCCAGCACCGCTAATCATGTGTGCTTCATCGATAAACAGCACAGTCTTGCCTTTCTTTGCTAGGCCTTTGAGTACTTGTTTAAAACGTTCTTCAAAGTCGCCACGATACTTACTACCAGCTAGCATAGCTGAAATATCTAAACTATAAACCTTGTATTCTTTTAAGAACTCAGGGACCGCACCATTTACGATATTATAGGCAAGCCCCTCTGCTATAGCAGTTTTGCCAACACCTGGATCTCCTACAAGGATTACGTTATTTTTACTACGACGACCTAAAGCCAGGGCAATGTTTTCTAGTTCATCGATACGACCAATTACTGGATCAATCTTTTTCTTAGTAACTTCTTCATTTAAATTAGTTGTAAATGCCGCTAATGCTCTACTTGTACCTTCTTGTGGACCAGATTCTTCAACTTCTTCTTCGGAAGTATTTGTAAGATACTCTGCAAATTTATCTTTATCTATACCAGCTTGATGAATATAAAAATACGCCCAACTACGTTTTTCGCCTATCATAGCAAGGAACACATCAGTAGGCTCAATACGTTGACGCCCATTAAATAATACCTGAGTGAACGCACGATTAAGTACACGTTCAACACTCTGAGTCTTTTTAGGTTTAATTACTACTTCATTCAGTACGATTTCTTTGCATTTATTATTCAAATAATCTTCTAAATTAATTTTAAGGGCATCAGGATTACTACCAAACCCTGTTATCGTAGTAGTAAACCCTTCATCGGATAACATCGCAAACAATAAATGTTCTATTGTTAGATATTCGTGATGTAGTTTCTTAGCAGTATCAATTGCTTTTTCAAAAACTGCTTGTAGGTTATCACTTGGTTCGACCATTACTGTTCCTTATCTTGTTTTGTCGTTTACGAGCCATTGCTAATTTCAATACACTAATGTTATCAGTGAAACATATACCGTTTAAATGATCCAATTCATGGAGGAAACATCTAGCAGTAATGCCTGATAATGTCATTGTACACTCTTGTGCATTTTTGTCAAGAAATGCAACGTCGATTTGTTGAGGACGGGGAATATCTAGAAATAAATCTGGAAAACTTAAACAACCTTCTTCAGCTATTTGTATTTCTTCGCTAGATTTGATTAATCTTGGATTAAACATTCCTAGCCTACGACCGTTATCTAACTTAATAACAAATACTCGCTTGAGTAAGCCAACTTGGTTTGCCGCCAACCCAACTCCATTGTTGGCAATCATTATGTCAATCATTTCATCTTCAAGTTGATCTGCGTTAGAATCTAACCCAAAGTCCCAATCTTCAGCACGTTGTTTTAATATGGGATCAGTTTCTTTGATTAATTTTAGCATCGATATCTTTTAATTGTTGAATAATTCCGGAGTCGGTTACAGGAGTTGGTTTAATTTTGATTACTGTAACAAATCTTCCTTTGTATCCATTATTTACATTTGGAAACCCGTGCCCGTTACTAGCAAATTCTGCACCATGTTCTATACCAGCTCTGATATCTAAATCTAATACAGTGCCTGATAAATTTTTTACATGTTTTCTGCAACCGATCATTGCTTCGATGGGAGTAATATCCACAGCATGGAATATATCATCCCCTCTACGTTCATAACCGGGTTCTGCTTGAACTAAAATTGTAACATTAAGATTACCGCGTGGTCCAGGCATACTGTCATCGCCCAGCCCTTGATATCGAATAGTGTCTCCATTATTAACGCCTGCTGGTACACTAATAACTACGTTTTGTTTCTTACCGCTAGGTAATTGATAGCTGGCTTCAAGTTGTTTGCCTGTATAACTATCTAAAAAACTAATTGTACATTGAATGTTTAAATCTCTATTACGCTGAGGTTGTCCACGGCGCATGTGTCCAAAAATATCCCCAAATGGGTGACCTTGCGGAAATTGTTGACCAAATATACCACCAAACGGATCGAACCCAGGTTGTCCTCCAAACGGATTGCCTGTATGAAAATGGAATTGTTGTCCGTTTCCAAACTGTCGTTGGTGGTCGTATTCGGCTTTCTTTTGAGCATCACTTAATGTATCATAAGCAACGCTGATATCTTTGAATTTGGCTTGATCTCCACCCTTGTCTGGATGATGTTTATTAGCCAAGCTTCGGTATGCTTTTTTAATTTCTTCTGGGCTAGCTGTTTCGCTAACACCTAATGTTTGGTAATAATCAGTCATGGTCGTAAAAAAGGCTCCAATTAATAACAGTAATTATACTATCTTAAACGGAGCCTGTCAAAGATTTGAATTACTTTTTCTTTTTCTTTTGAACTACTGTATCGGGTTTGGTACCTGCGATTTCTGTACCTTCTGCCTTTTTATGATGTTTAACTTCTTTTTTTGGTGCTGGCTTTTTAGTTTCTGCAAATGCAGGAGTACTAGCTAGTACACATGCCGAAATTACTAATGCTAATATTTTTTTCATTTTATTTTTCCTTATAGTACTGGTTGCGAAAATGTTGGAATAACTTTCTTACCGCTTGCGTTTACTGCTGGTGTTACTGCTGTTACAGGAGTTGCTACTGGTGTTACTGCTGTTACAGGAGTTGCTACTGGTGTTACTGCTGGCACAGGAGTTGTTATTGGAGCAGGTGGAGTATATGTTGTTCCAACATTAGTTGGCATACTTAATCCGCCGTTGTTAGCACCGTTTAATTTTTCCTGTGTACGACCGTATGCACTTACACCAATAATGGCACCCATTGCGATATGGAATAAACCGGCGCCTTGAAGTGTTAATGGTTGCCATTGGCTATTAACTTGCCCATGGGACATGGCTTGTAATAAACTCCATAGGACTGGAAATCCTACAAAATCCATAGTACAGACTAGCATATACATCCAGCCCATCATTGGACGCCATTTACTGTTCATCCAATCTTCTTTTTTCTTTTCGCTCTGACTCATTGACATAGTCGCTCCTATTTGTTGTACTACTATTTATTTGACGCTATCGAATATTTTTTCCTGAGTATTATACCATTCAATCCATGCGTCTATTTTAATTTTGCATTCTTTATATTGTTCGTAATTATCACTGACTACTAAAATTAAATCGCTTAGTTTGCTTGTATTTGGATCGATTAATTTTAAATCTGGACACGCTACCTTCATATCAGCAGGTACATCTGGAAAATGTCTTTGAACAGGAACTGCTGTACTGCATCCTGCAAGTAAAACAATAATTGATAAAATTAGTAATCTTTTCATTTGATTACTCCTGCGGCATCATTAAGATCCTTAATTGCTTCTGGAGCAAGTTTACATTCTGCATCTATGGCCGAAGTATCGTGTACAATATGTTCTTTGACAACAACTTGTACATCGTGGATAACTTTAGTTTTTCCTTTTAATGCATCTTGTAATTGATTGTTGGCGTCCTTACTTTGCTTTTCAGACACAGCTACTTTAGACTCGAGATCTGCTGTTTTTGCTTTCCACGCCATCTCGACATCGTAGCCGCCGCGTAACCATACACCTAAAATTACTAGTGCAATTCCAACAGGTTTTAATATTCTTACATATTTGCCGTAGAACGGAATAAATTTTCCAATCCAACTTGCAACCATACCTGTAAGTCCTACTGCAATTATAGCCCAGTAAATCCAGTTTAATATTGCATCAGGTATTAGACTCATCATCCATTGAAATTGCCACATATTATCCCTGTAATACTTGTTGTGCGTTAGCAGTATGTTGTTGACGTTCTTGTAGACCTAATGTACCGCCATTAATTTTCTTAGTTAATCCAAGTACATCAATTTGATCTGCTAGTGCATTTAAATTGTTTGCTTCCCAGAACCAGCAAGCTGATTGTACACAGCCTTCAAATGTTGTTAAAAATTCTGGAACTTCTTCTAGCGGAGTATCAATGCTTTCTGCAAAACGTTCGTAATTGCTTTTACCAGTCAATTGAATTAGTCCACGGCCGCAATATTTAAAACCGTCTCCTGATTCTTCAGGACCATTGCCCATACGTCCGCTATAAGCACGATTAGCAATCTTTTCTGGTTGGTGAGCATATTGATTTGCTATTTCCATTGTAGGAAAATAGTGTGGCCACACTTTCATAAGTGTTTCTGGACGATAGTTTAGATTTTCGATAATTGCAGTATAACCTGCTGATTCCACCATGGTCTGGCCTAAGAAACAGGCTACACGCTCTGGTGTGTTGATATCGTAATCGGGCAATACTTTGCACAATGCTTCATACCAATGTTCGCTGTATGGGTTATTTCCAAGTATAGCTGTACACTTTGCTAAACTAAAATCAAATGTAAATCCGTCTGCCATCATTATTTCCTTTCAAGGGCTACAGCCCAGTTTGTATTTTCAAATATAAATGTCTTGCCAACTTTAACAATGTTATAGTTACCAATAACTTTAGTTAAAAACATAACTTCTGCCATGTCTTTGTTTTCTAATAAAATTGGACCTTTGATCATATTGTGAATTATATCTTTAGGTCCACTTTCTACAATATTAAATGTTACTTCACCACTGTACACTCTTTTGAATGTAATACTTTCATCTAAGACAACTATGTTGTCAGCATAACTACGTTTAAAAAATTCACTAAAATTATTTAGTTTGTTTTCTTGAGTAGCAATTTTGTAAGAATTTTTATCCTTAGGTACTATTGCACTTAAACTTTCGACGGTAGCAGGCTCGCTTTTAAAACTTTTGAAATATCTAAAACGCATGTCTTCCATGCCTGTTAATTTTTTAACACCTTCAATTAATTCAAAAATTTGTTCGCCAATATGTCTTGATCTTTCAATTTCAACATATACACGATATTTACCATCGTCTAATTCACCTGGAGTAACATCCGAATCCAAAACAAAGCTATAACCCATCTCAAAGAAATTTTCTAAATCTTTAGCAGGTTCCTCAGTGTCTACGGTAAAACTTAATACACAAATATCTTCATCATCACCGATTTTACTTTTATAACTGTCAATTTCAAAAACTTTTTTAACTAAGTTTCTCAGATCTCCAGCTCGCAAATTTTCATCTAATTTCATTGTGCTACTCCGCCTGGTGCTCCGCCTGGAGTTACCCCGCCTGGTGCGGCTCCTGGTGCGGCTCCTGGTGCCGGTGCTCCGCCTGGTGCTGGTGGAGGCATTCCACCACCTGGTGCTTGCGGTGCTGGTGCTGGCGCACTACCTTGATCGTTAGTTAACATATGGTCTTTATCTTTACCTTTCATCTTAAACATGTAGCCTTGATAAATTTCAAAAGCAATATGTTTAGGCATCTGTACTTCTACAATCCAAATAGGTTTACGATCTAGTTTACCTTTTTTACTTCCTGGACGTAGGTCCTGGGGACTTTTAATTTTGCGTGGTTCTAGCAAATGACTCTTTTGATATGTAACTTTACAACCTAATTCCATTAAACGCTTGCCAGCAGTCGGATTAGGCATCTTGTCTTTAGGCCACATAAAGCCGGCTGTGATCCAATGACGGTCCACTTTAGGGCCGTATGCTAATTCACCATCGATCCAGTTTTCATAGACGTATACGTCCATCTCTTCAAAAACACGTTCAAAGTCCTTCAAAACCGCAAGGCTAGAATTGTTTTCGTATAGTTCTTGTATGTTTTTAATAACATCTAATATATCGTGGTGCATGTATTGATCCTAGAATTCTCTATACTTATTTAGCTGGTTCAAAATCATAACGTATTAGTTTATAATTCTGTGTATCTGTTAAATAATAGTGTAGGACCTCTGTAGTTATCAAAGGCGGTCACTACAAGTCCTACTTTAACAGTAAAGTAGGAGCAACTTAATGAGTAAACAACGAGTGAAAAAGCGTTTTACATCAGAAGTTAACATTATAGATTTTCCGCAGTATCTTCCCGCGAAAAAGCCGAGAGTGAGTCTTTACCCACGTAACTCTAATCAGGCCACATACGTCCAAAAACTCCAAGATGAAACTAAAAGTATAGTATTTGCTATCGGTCCTGCCGGTACAGGTAAAACTATGCTAGCGGTTCAGCATGGTATTAAGATGTTGCAAGAAGGGATTGTGGACAAAATCGTAGTGACAAGACCCGCCGTGTCCGTAGATGAAGATCTAGGATTCTTACCAGGTACATTAAATGAAAAAATGGCACCGTGGACAAGACCTATATTTGATGTATTTGCGGACTATTATCATCAAAAAGACATAGCAAAAATGCTAGAGGAAGGTGTTATTGAGATAAGTCCATTGGCCTATATGCGTGGCCGTACATTCAAAAACGCATATATAGTAGCAGACGAAATGCAAAATGCTACAGTAAATCAAATGAAAATGCTGTTGACTCGTTTAGGCGAGGGAAGTAAAATGGTAGTGACAGGAGATTTAAATCAAGCCGATCGTTTAAAAGACAATGGCTTGATGGATTTTTGTAATTTATTACAAGAGCATCCAATTCTAAAACATTTAGATATAGTAGAATTCGATGCCAGAGACATAGAACGCCATAACGCAGTGAAGGAGGTGTTAGCTGTGTATGGAGATTAGTGTATTATTACACCAAATGACTCAAATGAATTAACGTTGCGGCAAGGTTTATTTCGGGATCACTCACAAGAGTGTTGTCGGCTAAACCTTGTTTTATTCGTAGTATAGCTTTTTCTTGTGTAGCATCGTCGCCGAATATCTCGACATTGTCATACAACCATCTGTAAATTTCTTCCATCTCTTCTGGTCGTGCTTGACTACATACTAGTTTTCTTGCTTCGCTAATCTTTCCTGCTTTAAATAAATCAACCATTTGAATTTTATAATCAGCTTGCCCTGTATCTGCCTTTTCGGGTGTATGCAATTTACCTTCCATACTATTCATCTGTACAGTATTAATACATTTACGCAAATCTGGATAAGTTCCTTTGACAAAAGAATCTAGTGTATCTAAATCAAAATCGACATTTTCTTCTACTAGGATAGTAGCAACACGAGCAGTAAACTCTGTAATGTCCACCCTTTCAATATGGAATCCTTGACATCTACTATGTAAGGCAGGAATAATACGATTAGGATAGTTACAAGTAAGAACAAAACGTGCAGTAGTGTGATACTCTTCCATAACTCCACGCAATGCCGCTTGAGCATTTGGAGACAAATAATCTGCTTCATCTAACAACACCACCTTAAAGTCGCCAAACGGAATCATTTGGACAAAACTTACAATTTTATCACGTACATCCTCAACTGAGTTGGTACGGCTTGCATTAATTTCTAATACATCTAAATCATTTACTTCTAACTCATTTAGTAGAATCTTAGCTAAGGTAGTTTTACCAATTCCTGCATTACCGCTGAATAACAGATGAGGGATACTTCCTTGTTTAATCCAGCTTTCAATTTGTTCTCTTTGATGTGTATCTCTAAAAACATATCCATCGATTGTTTTAGGACGATATTTTTCTACCCATAGTTCTTTCATAAGATTCCTTTGTTTTGCTTATTGTACAGGTAAAAACAGGACTTGTCTAGAGTCCTGTAGTAGTTTGGTAAAATTAATTTTAAAATTGAGGTCCGGCAAACTGGGCGGGATCCCATTCTTGATGTTGCACTTTAGAGTGTGCGCCATATGTATTTAGGTATTTTTCTTCCGGTTTATCATCACTTACCATTAGAATAGCGTTTACGTCAGCACGACGAATGATGATTTCAGTACCGTCATCTTCTACAACAGTAACACCACGAGTCCAACGGCCATGTTCTAATAAGATCCATTCTCCGACTTTGACATCTTTTTGTTCAGGACCTACTGCCCAAACTCGACACCAACGATGACGTACACCCTCGGCTTTGCCATCATCGCTAGGTAAAATAAACATACCCAGTTTTCTTTCTCCAAAATCCATATCAGTAACAAGAACATTGTTACGTATCGGGATAAGTTTGCCTCGTACTTTAGGTTTAATACCTTCGTGACCAATGCCTTTTAAATCCATTATTCGTTCCCTTCCGGATCTTGATTTTTAATGTCTTTTTTGGTAGGAATTGTTGTCACTGCTGGCACAATTTTTTCTTCTTGGGGACGAACATTAACTTGATTAGGAATAGTAGCACCTGCACCTTCTGCTATGATCTCTTCTCTACGCTTGATAATTTCTCCGTTTACTCCAAGTTTATCTCCACGAGCATTAACTTTGGCATTGCCGACAGCAACAGTCATTTCGTTCTGCTTCATAAGTTTAAGCATATCAACTTCTTTACCGCGAGCTGATTTATAAATTTGTTTTTGAGCCATTTTTAACTCTCCTTAATATACTACTACTTATCTCAGGAATTCCTGCCAGTCTAAATTATATTTGACCGAATCTATTTGATGTACACCTAGCAAATACAGTACAAAACTGGCTACACTAGAACCTCGTCCTACACCCCAAACTATACCATTTTCGTTACAAGTGTCCACAAAATGTTTAGTCCATTGCAGTAACGGTAACATGCCTCTTTCGTTGTAAGCATTCATTTCATCTAACACTCTGTCTTTTTGTTGCTGAGTGGTACATTTGGCAAGACACCATTCTTCTACATTGAAATCTCTATATTCGGGAGGCATGAACCAGTCACTTTGTAATGCACTATCGAAATCTGCAATATCAATAGATTCAAGCTGTTCGTTAAATCTTTGGAATGTAAATCCAGCAGTTTGTTCCAACTCTCCAATTTCTTCAGTATAGTCTACTGTGATATCTTTGAGGTTGGTAAGTTTTCCTTGATAAAGGAATTTGAATATATCTTGTGAATTAAAAATAGGATTACCGAATTTATCTAGGCGCATAGCCTATACTTTAACTGACCTTGACTAGTTTGTCAAGTGTTTTATCGCGATTGGCCATCATTTTTTCTAAAGCCAATTTTTGTCTTTTTCGCTGTTCTTCTTTATAAGTTTCCAAAACAGCAACCATTTGAGCTTGCAGTCCAGGGTTTCTAGTCATAAAGTATTTTTGAGTAAGATCATTAATCTTACTGTCAATTTCAGAATCTTTTAAATCTTTTAAATCGCCAACTAATGGATGCATTAGAATTGACCTTCGTATCTTAAATAAACATTACTGCCGTTATTAACAGTCCATGCTAGTATTTTTGTAGTTTGAAGACTTGTGCCACTGGTTAATGTAGCAGTACCTGCCGCATTGTCAGTACCAGTATGATTACCGTTGCTTGATATAACAACAGTTGGTGCTGTCGATGTATAACCTTTACCAGGAGTAGTAACATTAATAGCACCAATACCGCAACTAACTGCTAAACGTGCTCCGCTTCCACCACCACTAACTGTAATAATATTACGCAATGATGTAGTTAACGAAATAGGACTTGTAAGTGTTCCTTGTGGGAAACTGGTTAATGTTGCGATTGGGCCAACAGTAGTTCCACTTGCAGGATTATATGTGAATATAGCAGTTCCTGCTCCGGTGGTCACTACAGGAGTTGAACCATTGCTGGCTACTAGTGTAATAGATCCTGGAAATCCAGGAGTAACAGTTCCAATGTATGTACCAGCTGGAATCAATCCAGCAGTAGTTGTAGTTATAGACATTCCAGATGCAATATTAGTAAAATCATAAACAGTCATAGAAGATGAAGAATTACTAACAGTTCCTACAAATGTATTTGCGATTGATGCTACAGCAAAAGTAGTATCAGAAACTCCTGCAATTTGTACAAGATCGCCAAGTGCATATCCTTTACCGCCAATGCCACCTTGAATAATTCCTGCACCAGCACTGCTAGTCATATTACCAGTAGCTGTACAATTATAAGTTACTGTGGTAGCACTACCACCAGTAACAGTCCAAACTCCGTTGTAACCAGCAGGAACTAATCCTGAAACAACAATAGTTTGACCAATAGTGTATGGCGTAATACCACTTGCCTGTGTGTTTTGAGCAAAAGTTAATGTAACAGTAGAACCTGTTCCACTAGTTGCAGTTACAGCAACTGATGTTGCAAATGTTGTATTGTTAGTTAATGGAGTAAGGGATGAAGTTCCAGTATTGACAATAGTATAAGTTGCACTTGCTACTGGTGTAATAGCATTAGTAATTGGACTACCACCGGTAAAAGAAATAGTAGCAGGGCTAGTATAACCTGATCCTGCATTAGATACCACGATAGAAGAAACACCTTCACCACCTACTACAAATCCAGAAGTGCCTGTACTTGGACTGATTGGAAAATTATTATCGTAAGAAATAGTTCCTGCTGTTGTTGCAAATGTAGGAGAACATACAGCAGTTCCAGTACTTTGTATTAAAATAATAGCACTTGAATATAATCCTGTTGTCCCTGGATAAGTTGGAAATCCTGTTGTACCGCCAGTTAAACTAAATGTAAATGTAGTGTTACCTGATAGAATAAATTTTTGTACAGCACCTTGACTTAGATCAATATTTACAGCACCGCTAACATTAGTGGCACTATAATAAGTTCCAGAAAACAATTGATATAAACCATTGCTAATAGTAGCACCCAGCAAATTATTAACTGCGGGTGTACTAACTCCTGTTCCTAATTGTGTAGAAACTAACGCTTTAGATTGTAAATCTGTTATTTCGTTATAAGCAGTTGTAAAATTACCAGCAATCGCGGCAAAATTAGTACGAAATCCTTGGCTAGGATTATCTTGTCCTTCTATGGGAAAAGTTGTCGAAATGGTGTTTGGGTTAATTGCACTGGTCATACGGTTATCCTATCGTTTCTGAATACAAGGTATTTATCGCTTGTGTAACCGGTGACAGCAGAGATGATGAATCTGTCTACGGTATAATCTATTGTGTTAAAATTGAACCCACTGTGTTCAATATTTAAAAGTATGTCGTTACTAGTTCCAGGCTTACAGAAGCAAAGTGGTACACATAACACATATCCTAGTTGAGCTTTTTGCCCTAACGGAATACTACGCATCCATAGCGGCAAATAATTACGTTCAGTTAGGCCCACTCCGCTCAATCTAGTTTGCCAATTAGTGATACTGTTTGGGTAATATTCGTCAGTATTTGGATTACTTACCAAATATCCTTTACTATCTACAGTTATATTGTATAAAGGTTTAGCATTTATTATGCTTTCGTCTACAGTTATAACATTAGGTTCTAAACTGGTAGTCTTGAAATTTAGAGGTAAGTGATTTCCATTTGATTCTCTTGGATCAATCATCTGCACATAAACTACTTCATATACAGTTTCATTAGTAATAGGATCAGTAGCAATGGCAGTTTTTAAACTACCAAATTTAAATTGTTTACGTTTGAATCCTAGTCCTATGGCACCTACATACGCACCGGCTACCTCTGTTTGAATACCTGCATAAACTAACATGTTTAAGTTGCTTTGTATTCCAAAATTAGGATCATTGATTCGATAGATATCACTAGGTATAAAAATTGTAGGATTATTAATAAATGCCTTCCATACACTTCGTTGTGCGGGTGCCAAGAAAGGTTGGCAAGTAATATTACTGTAAGGAACACTATTAGGAGCACTCAATGTTATAGTAAATGTTTGAGGTAATGCACTATATTCATACTGATCGCTAACGGTCACTGTAAAATTATATGTTAAATCGCTTGTTGTTTCTTTGAAATCAAATGTAGTCAATCCGCCGTCGAACGTAGTTAAACCTAATTGGCCTGTAGTAGAATTATAATATTGATTAGGAATTCCTACAATTTCACCATCTAGTGTCAAAGTTAGTCCTGGAGGTAAACTTCCGCCAGTCAGTGTGTATAATAATGTATCGTTAGGAATATTGGTTGTTGCACTTACACGCAATGTAGATACATAGTTTGCAGGTATAGTTCCTAAATTACTTGGACTAGTCCAGGTTATTTGACGATTAATACTACCTAAAATTGTAATATTAAAAGTTTTGTGGTTAATAACTTGATCAACTATATTGGCACTAAATCTAGTAGCTGTTATAGTAAAAGCATAAGTTTCGGTGATAGCAGGTTGATATGGAACGCGACCGTATATCTCTCCTGTTTCAATATCAAATTGTGTACCCTTAGGTAATTGACTTAGTGATCCAATATAAAATGCTGTAAAATTTGGTATGGCTATAGCCAATGGAGTTGTTATTGTTAAACGATAATAACCTGCAATGCCGACATTAATACTGGCAGTGGTAGAAACAGTTGCATTATTATTCATTGTAACTGTAATAGTATTTGGACTAACATTACTGTTTACAGCAATTTGAACAATAGTACTATTAACAGGAATACCGCCGCCGTCAATAGTTGCACCAATAGTCAATTCATTAATAAACGTATAGTTGATGCCAGTTATTATTTTGCTACCATTAGTCAATGTTCCAGTAATGGGAGCAGTTACTTGATTGACGGCAGAAATTTGATAAGTTTGACTAGTAGCACCATTGAGATAGTTGTCTAATGTAAAATATTGTCCAATTACAGGAACACTTGATAAATTTGTCACAGTGACAAAATAACTATTTAAGGCGTTATCACTGATTAGAATTTGTTTACTTACTGCGTATACTTCGCAATTAGTTGTTTCTAATCGAAATATAATATCAGTGTTATCATATAATAATACAGGAACTGTGAGATAATTATTAGCTCTAAAAATACCTAAACTAGTATTACTTAACCAAACAGGTGTTCTTAAAAAAGTCGAGTCTGCGGTGAATCCGTCTGAGAACCCATTAGTACTTGTACTGTCTGCACGAAATTGATCATCGCCCACGACAAAAATATTAAAAATTCTTTGAGCATAGTTGATACCATCGGTAGCTGTGACTCTAAATTGATAATTGGCATTTAAACTTTTAGGTAATACGCTTGGTAAATTATAATCAAAGAATACATCGTCAAATTGATAACTGTCAAAACCGTCAGTGGGTATTAATGCAAAATCATAAGCACCGATATCAAAATCTGCTTGATCAAACTCGCCAGTACCAGCGGCAGGTGTTAATATTTCTTGAGGTTTAATATATCCACTTATTACACCATCGTTGCTAAGAGTAAGCCCTGGTGGAAGTGATCCATCTCCTGTTGCTATAAAATATTTTAAACTACCACCAATTGATGTATTAAGATCAAATGCTTCTATCTGATAATCGACATACGTGCCGTCTAATGCATATAATTGTTGTCTAGGACCTACTGGTAATTCTCCAGCAGGTGTTACAAATTCAGGAGGATTAGCACCGTCTACTTGTATAGTAAATGTTCTATCTGAAAAATCAATACCGTTGCTGGCTCTAATACAGAAATTATATGTTGGAGTGCCTTGTGTGATATACGGACTTCCAATGATTGTACTACCTTGCAATATCAATCCAGGCGGTAATGATCCACTAATCACCGTAAATGTTATTCCAGCAGTATCGGACAATGGAGGAGGACTAGTGCTAGGTGATCGAGCAACTATGCTTGGAACAGCGCCTGAAATAAGGTCTGCACGTTCTACTGCTACAAATGCATCAGTCTGCATGTGTACTGTATCAGTATTACGTAATATTACATCACTTAATGTAGTATTATTAATCCATTCTAAATCGCTCGGACTCCATGGTTGATTTTGATACCAAGATTGATCGCCATCTCGTAATCGACTCATTTGATCTGCTATGATGGCACGGAATGTTGGACCTACCATTGCTCCTGGATAGCGATCCTCTGCAAGACCGCCAACCCATAAATCTATGTCATTAATATTAACATAAGCTGAATGTAATGCATTGGCTATAGTTGCATCGCTAGTAATTTGACTAAAGCTAGTATATGCTGAAAACCCTAATGCTACACGCATTTGATTTAAACTAGGAATACCAGCATCTCGTCCGCGTTGAATATTTGTTGCGGCAAGATCCATTGCGGCAGGTGGGTCGTTAAGCAAATTACGTAAGTCTTCAATAATGTATACATCTAATTTGTTACATATATCGCTGGCTAATTTTCTTAAGAATCCGTTTGCGCCACCGTTGCGTTCATACTGTGCAGGTGTTAAGAAAAACGCTTGTCCTAAAGTTAAAGATTCTGTAATGTTGCCCGCTTCATCTACACGATCTTGTGCGCCAGACACTATGCTATGGCCAAAGCGTAGTGCCGCTACATCGACTTCTATTTTTATAGTTGCATCGACTTCAGGTTTAAATCCAGTGTAAGCAGATATCGCATCATTACCGATAATCTTTGGTAACCATTCTTTGTAAGTAATGACTTGTTCTTCTGCAATAACAATATTGCGGGCACGTTGATATAACTGTTCACCCGTCCAAGATGGATTAGCCGCACGTAGCCGATCAACATGCCAGTTGTGTTCTCGTATCATTAATGTTTGTATGCTAGTTAAATCTGGATTTTCAGTGCCTCTTGGATCTCCAAATATAAACATGCCAGTGCTAGGATCGATAGGTCCATACAAACCGCCGCTAGACGTCAGTAGTTTTCCTGTGGTAGCTGTCTCGCCACCTTCTCGTAAATTTACAGGATTTTGAAAAACAGTAGTCCCTTGTGTAACGCCCGGCGGATAAACCAGCCCGTAGATTACAGTACCGTCTATCCATCCAGTTGTATCATTGATAAAGTTTGCTACTACACCATTTTGTCCTGTGCCCGGTACAAGTAGTAGTCTATTAACTGGAATATGGCTGCCTGGTGTTAACTTAGTATCTCCAGGAGGAACAATAACATCGATGTTTTGATTACCTACACGCTCGAACGCTATTTCGTGCGTAATGAATTGTCCCCATGCATACATAAATCCACTATAGCCAGTTGGATCAGCAGTTTCACCTTCATTTACTTGATCCCATACTACTAAATTACTAACTGTGCGAGCATTGGCTAGATCAGTACGCATAGCATGTAAGCCATCTGTATAGCTGTTTACTGGGTATCGGGCAAATGCACTACCAGCAGAATTTCTTAATGGTACTGTTGGATTATGTCCAGTTCCGTCATAACTAGGAGGAGGAACTCCATTAAAGGCTACTGATGGTATTAACGGTAATGGTAAGTTAACCGATACTTGCTCAGGAAATGTTCCAAAACTATAACCTGATGGTTGAGTCCAGATGTTTAATGCCATTTGTTATACCCTATCAAGTTTATTGTATTCTGTACCATGAGGTATTGCTTGCTCTATAAATGTAGATAATTGATGTAGATTGGTTAACAGTACCAGCCGCCGATCCAATTAATGTAGGTCCTGCGGTAACTGCTAGTGTTACACTATAAGTTCCTTGCACTGCTATACGCAAACGTTGTCCATCGATTAAACCTGAACTTGGGAAAGTTACAGTTGCAGTTAATCCAGATGCACCAATTATTAAAATATTATCAGTAACTGTGGTGCTCAATGCGTAAGTTGTACTAGAATTAACTGTGATGTAATTTGCTGGAGTAATTTCTAAACCAGTTTGTGTAATATTAGTAAATGTTGGACTTGCAACAGTATTCCAAGTTACAGAACCGTTAGCACTTTGCGTAACACTTATATTTGTTCCGCTATTATAAACTGGTTGTATTGCCCACCAATTAGTAGTACTTTTTGCGGCAAGGCCTAGTGTAGCGTATGCAGGTAATGATGTAGGTATGTTAACTGAACTATTTTCAATACTTGCTCCACTTGCTGGATAAACATTGATAGCACTAGCTGTGTTATTTGTAATTGAAATTTCTCTACCAACTACGGCAGTAGGTAAAACTACTCCGCCTGTTCCACTTGATATATAAGTGTTATCTGCCGTAATTGCTGTAGCAGTACCTTGATTAGATCCAGCCGCCGCTATAGTAGCTGAACTGAACAATATAGCACCAGATGGAGTCGTGTTACCATATTGGTCTATGGCCAATAGAGCTACCCTGGTATTGTTAGCATTATTATAGAATGTTATGCCATCGCCGCTGCCAACACTTATACGGCCCAGGCTTGAACCTGAAACATAATCAACAATGATACCATCAGTATATGAACTAGTAAAAGTTCCAGTTGATACAAATCCAGCTGACGCCGATATAGCAGTACCTGTTTCAGTATTGACACTTGTTGTAGTTCCGTTAACAGTTAAGTTTCCTGTAACGGTCAAATTATTATTAACTGTAGTAGTGCCTGTACTTGCACCAATATTAATAGTAGTTGCTGTAGTAACAAAATTAAAAGTACTATTAGCCGCAGTAATACTAGTAGCAGTAGCACCATCGATATTTGGAGTCGTAAAACTTGGACTAGTTGCAAATACAATATTACCTGTACCAGTCGAACCTGTAACGCTTGTACCTCCTATAACTGGAGTACCTGTTAAACTTGCACTATATAATGTTGGGCTTGAAGAAAATACAAAATTACCTGTGCCTGTTGCACCTGTTGAAGTTACTCCTTCGATAGTTGCATGTCCAGCAATAGTTGGAGAAGTAATTGTAGGACTAGATGCAAATACAAGACTACCTCCTGACCCAGTTGGATCTGCCATTACATTAAATAATCCAGTACTGGTCGTAGTAGCAAACTGCCCTAAGTTACTAGCAGTTGATGCCAATGTACCACTAGTGGGTAAAGTTAGTTGTGTATTAGCTGTGACAGTTAAAGTTAAATTATGACTACCAGCTAGGCTAAGATTTCCAGTTAATGTTACTTGATGATCCTTGGCATCTTGAATAGGATCTCCTGCTGTATAGTTTCCAAAATTAATTTTATTGTTTATTGAAGTGAAATTAGCACCAAAGTCCCATTTGTAACCACCGCTACCACCACTTGTACGTTGTGTTACTGGGTTAGTTTCGTATCCAGTAGGAGCACTAAAAGAACCCATGTCAACGGTTAAGTTGTTTGTGTCCATTAGTAATTCAAGTAATACACTATCTACACGAGGATCATAACCGTAGATTGTAGTTTGAGCATCACCGTTAGAGATATTATAACTATTTAAATTAATATTACCACCTGCAATAGGTGAAGTATCATTTACTAATTTAGTAGTTGATTCTAAATTAACTGTAGTAGCAGTACTAGTAATTCCAACACTACCACCGGTACTGGTTAAACTTTTAAATTCTAAATTTAGTAAGTTTTTGTCAGCCCAGATGCCAACACCTGTACCAAGATTAGCCGCACCAGCAACACCTGAATCTGTTTGTAATAGTGTAAAATTTGCATTAACTTTGTTAAACGCGGTTAATAAATCGTCACCTGTACCGTCATTTGCATAGGTTCCAGTGTTGATTAGTTGTAATGTTGTCATATTTGCCGCTCTCTTTTATATATTTACCGTATTAGACTACTGTATATTATCTGCTTTCAATCCACTGCATACTGGCTTGACCGTATTGTGTACCTGTTGATAATTGTGCGATAGCGATAGTATAAGTATCGCTAACAGTTCCTAGACTTTGACGACCTAGTTGGAAAGCAATATTACTGATATCTTCAGCCGTGCCTGGCGCGATTGCCTGTTTGATAATTGTTCCGCCACTTATAGCCGTAGCGGCACTGTCCGTTTGTGCAAAGCTACCTGTGTTTACACTATTGGTCCAAGAAGGACCTGTTAGCGTACCATTTTTAATAATTCTGTATGCACACACTACGACTGCACCTGCGGCAGTAGTAGCACCTGTGGTTAGATAGGTAGGTCTCAAAACACCGTTGAGTGCTGTACTTTGCAGTCTAACACTGATAATAGGTAGGTATGTACCAAGCGATAATGTAATAGGCGTAGATGTAGCGAAACTGTTGCTGGCACCCAGGTTAGGGCTAAATGATCCGTCACAAGTAACGCTGTTTGATCCTTGACGCATTGTGCTTGAACTTGCGGTTGTACCTGTATTGAATAGTTCTAATCTAATAGGAAGGAAAGGAGTGCTACACCAAACAGTAGTTTGTATGTTGGCAGTATAATAAGTATGACAGTTTATGATAGAACCGTTGACAATAACCCCTAGTGTAACAGCACCGACACCATACCATTCGTAATCGAAACTGATCAGTTGTTGTTTGGTCAAGTCAAGAGTGATACCACTGGCACCTGTGCCATCTAACTTGTCGCCGTTCCAGCTGGATCTGGCTATCCTTGTTTCTTGCATTGAACCGCTGGTGCTGGTTCTAATTACAAAATTGAGTGTGCTGGCGCCTACTAGTTCAAAGAAGAATCCATTGTTTTCATCAAACAAGCCAACACGCTGAGTCAAGTTAGCAGTTTGGGTAGCAAATTTAATCTGTTGGTTTAATTGTGCAGGGCGACCCGGAATGTAAGGGATAACCCTTTGTGTTTGTCTAATAATACTAGCACCACTGGCTGTAGTTGTGGCCATGTCCACACCACTGTTGGCGCCGTTCCATGTAGCACTGCCGCCAGTAACTGTAGCTTCGTCCCAGTTGTCTGTTTCTTTACTAAACTGAAATGTATTGAACCAAATAGATTGATAATCGGTAATACGTAGTCTGTTGTGACTGTTAATTTGTGCATTGGCTAATGCATTGTTTATTATGTATGTCATTTAGATTAATCTCCATCCTGATCTGTATATTAGAGTCAAAGCTCCATTATTAGCTGCCAGTATTATGTTTGTGTTGTTGTCTATAGTGCCTACGATTGTAATTGGATTAGTTGAAGATCGTCCGCTTTCGTCTTTAATCACCAATTGAAATCCATTGCTCACGCTGGGTAAAGTAATAGTTACTGGCCCAGCATAATTAACTCCAATGTAATAATCAGAACTAGTTGCGGTATAAGAACTAGTAGTAACTATTTGAGTTGAAGGTATGTTAGAATAGAGATCGGTAAAGTTTGCATTTATTTTTGTAAATGCTGTTCGTAGAGGATCTCCAGTACCATCGTTGGCTGTATTTCCTAAATTGATTATTTGTTGTGTCATTAATTTCTCCCTACAGCAACTTCGATGATACCGGCTTCGCCGTAATCTTTATCTTCTAGTGCCTTACCAATAATAGCACCTAATGTTGGATTCAATGCTTTAACAGCATATCCAGGAGTTGCACTAGTTGTTAGCATATCGCCTTTCTTAACACGACCAACAACTTTACATGGAACACGACCAGCTAGTGCTACAAGATTTTTTAATCCTGGACAATCGCTGTACATAACATAGGCTGCCTTTTCAGTATGACTTACAACACCAGCTAGTCTTGTATCGTTCATAGTACTTGTAACAGTAACTTCTTTGTCCCCGCCAAATACTAATACTGTACCAACTTCGTATTCTGCGTCACCTTCGTAATATTCGGCCAAGTCAGCTGAGTATGTAGCAATCATTGTTGACGAACCAGCTAGACTAAATTGTCCCCAAAGAGTTGCTTTTCCTAAACTACTGCCAACGTTATTGACGCTACCAGTCGCAGATCCTGAACCTGCGCCGCCAGCAACTAGTGTAGTAACAATTACATCGGATGCGACTGACATATCTACATATCCGCCAGTACCGATTGTGACAGTTCCTGCTGGCGTAGCTGATCCAGTTGACGCCATAAACAACCAAGGATTCGAACCTGGAGTTGTAAAGTTTATAGTATTTGAACTAGTTGCAAATACAGCTGACCCATTTAACGAAATGCCGACAACGTCGATATTACCGCTTGTATCAGTTTGTACAATACTGTCAGTGGCATGCGGACTGTTTAATGGATTAGTAATCGGTAAAACAGTATACGCATTATTCAATCCGCTAACGGTGGCTCCAGCACTATTTGTAGTAGAACCAACAGATTTAACAACCATAACTCCTGTGTAGGGTCCTAATGCGTTAGAACCGGTAGTAGTTGAAGTAAATTTATCGTTAGTAATACCGTTACCATTTGCAACAACTGTGTTGAATGATGTAGCTTGTGGATATGTTGCGGCTAAGTTATTGGCAACACCTGATGCATTACCATAAACAGTACCAGCTGATATGAATGGCAATGTTGCAATAGGAATACCAGTTGTATATGCTCCTCCACCAGTTTGTGAATAATTCTGCAAACTTACCCAACCATTTGTTTGAGTGAATATAGCACTATTAAAACTTGCCAAACCGTTAGCAGCCTGTATCTGTTGTGGAGTTCCTGACGGAGCCGATGCTAATGTTGTACCGTTACTAATAGTAATTTGACTTCCAGTAGCCGCAGATCCTTCAGTAATTGTAGTATAAGAAGCACCTGGAACATTTAACAACAACTTGCTTTGTAAAATATTAGCAGTACTAATTACCATTGAATCAACAATACTGCCAGTATTAATTTGTGTATTCAATGAATTACCAGCACCACCTGTATAAGTTAAATTGACACTATTACCAATTATGGTACCGTAAGTTGATACGGATCCAGATGAATAGGTGTTAGCATAACTAACATAACCAGGACTAGCGGCTGTAACTGTAAATATACCGTTGTAGGTAACTGGTACACAACCTGTTACAATAATAGTAGACCCTACTGGGAATAATATAGATGCAGATGTGTAAGTTAATGTTACAACATTACTGGTAGTTGAACCGCCAGTAATTGCTGAACTACCAGTACCTTGTGGAATTGGAATATTTCTCCAACGACTACTTGACCAATAGAATCCAGTAACACTACCATTGCCTGAAGTAATAGCAATAGTTGGGCCATCGATACTAGCACTTACTGTAATTTGAGTGTTAGCAATATTAGTAATAGTACCAGCTGTCATACTAGCATTAGAACTAACAGTAATACTAGTATTACTATTAACCGCAGTAACAGTTACCGTACCAGTTCCTAATGTACCAGTACCAGGAGTTGCTGAAATTATGCTGTTAATATTAAGATTAGATACTCCGGACAATCCAGTAATAGTAGCTGTATAAGGACCTGATCCAGATACAGTACCGATAGTACCTGTTTGGCTAGTCAACGCATTTGTACTATTGATATAATAAGTTTGGTTGCTTAGACCTCCAACTGGAGTACCGCTGAACGTAATAGTATCGCCTTGTTCTAATGTAAAGACACTAGAGTTTGCGTTGGCAACTAGAGTAATTAAGTTAGTATTAATTGCTGTACCAACAACATTACCTGAACTAGTATCGTAAACTAATACGTTTCCAGCTGAAGGACTAATAATATTAACATCTCGTTGAGTTGACAAATAATTTATATCATCTACATAAATCTTATTAACTGCATCGGTAGTGTTAACTGGAGTGTTTACATTGATAATACTGTTATTACCCATGTTTAAACTACCACTCATCGATAATATACCGTTCAATGGTAAGTAACCTGGTTTAATTAAATTAGCAGCCGATACAGGTGCACCACTTTGTGTAACACCTAAACGATAATCAACATAGCTACGAATAGCACTTTGTACAGGTACTTCACTAGAACTGTTGTCGTTCATTGTTGCATCAGTTGAGAATTGAGTAACAACAACACCCTGTTTAAATCCTAGGCCTGACAAGTTACTTAACGCAATACTAGCTGAGAATGTAACAGTACCAGTACCTTGGTCAACGCTAAAGAATTTACCAACTTTGAAAATACCGTTCTCGTCTGTAGTTACATAGAATACACGACCTACAGTTTCTTCTAATACTTGGTTAGCTGGGTTTACAGCCAATGCTGGTGGACCATAAATGGTGTTTGGATAGTTAGTTGTGTTATACCCACCTGTACCAATACCTAAGAAATCGTGTCCTGTCACACGGCAAGTACTAATGTTAACAATAATTTGTCCAGTAGAACCGGCACTTAAACCAACACGTAATCCGTTGTTGCCAACAGTACTAAATGGTTTACCTAGACCCAATGTTGAACTAGAACTTGTTGTAGTTTCAATAGCAATGTAAGTAGTTGTTGCACTACTCCATGTGCCCGGATTCATAGGATATGTTAATGTTACACTACCGCTACTACCAGCTGTTGCTATAAATGTTCCGTTATATAGTGGATTACTATTTCCGTAAACACGATAATAAGAACCACTTGCACCAGTTCCGCTTGTTGTAGCAAATTGTATACTATATGTGCCTTGTGTACCGCTTGTTGGAGCAGTAACAGATGGAGTACCCGTTACAGTTAATTGAGATCCAAATGTAAATGCAGTAGCACTAAAGTTCATCGGACCACTTCCAGTAGTCGATGTTACACCACTCCATACTGACAATGGTGCTGTTCCCCATTGTGATGCAGTGATAGTAATAGTTCCGCCACCAACGCTATAGATATAGTACGGTGTTCCTGAAACAATATTACCTAATGCCGAACTATTAACCTGAGTAGTGAAAATAATTTGATTTCCTACACTTAATCCTGTAGTTGTACTAATTGAAATTACAGTTCCGGTACCTGCATTGTAAGCAGCCAATGTAGTAATGGTACCAGTTACAGTATTAGATAATGTAGCAGGATATGCTACAGTAACTTGTGTAGTAGTACTAATAGCGTTGCCTGTTTCTGCTGTTATAACTGCACTGAATGTAGTAGTAGTTGATAACACAGCAGTATATGTTGCAGTACCATAACTTGCTGTAACTGCTGGAATACTAGTATAACCAGATCCACCGTTTACTACAGTAACACCTGTAATGTATCCGCCAGCAACTGTAGCAAGAGCTGTTGCTTGAATACCGCCTCCGACTGGAGCGGCTACAGTGATAGTCGGAGCAGTTGAATATGTGCCAGTTGAATATGGATCGCTAAATGTAATACTTGCAACACTTCCTGGGAATTGTGCAGTAATATTTGCTCCTGGTGGAATCCAAACACTTGGACTTACTGTAAACGTATAAGTGTCAAGACTGACTGACTGTACAATACAGTTAGGAGGAACAATAGAATTATTTGTAACAGTGGCGTTAGTAAATGAACTAATACTTGTACTTGTTGAATTAGTATATGCTACTGTATTATTAGTGCCTGTTGTAACAGTATATGTTCCGTTATAACCTGCGACACTTAATCCAGACACAACAATAGTACTGCCAGTTGGAAATGGAATTTGTGAAGCATTTGAATTACTAAATGTTATAGTAACAGTAGTACCGTTGCCTGATACTGCGGTAGGAGTAAATATTCCTCCACTAGTTACCACCATACCAACACTTAAACCTGTTGTACTTGGTACCTGTAAGGTTGTAACATTACTTGCACCAGTAACTTGCACAGGAACACTAGCACCATATGTATTAACGTTATTGAATGGAGTAGCAGGACTTCCGGTAATTGTTAACCAACTGTCTACAGGAGGTAATACAGGTGTCGGGTTAGCATAAGTTTGAGTATTAGGAACATTAAATGTTACTAACTCATAGCTAGTTCCGTTTACGTTTTGTTGAGCACCTGCGAATGACATAGCCGCTGGAGTATAACCATTAGCCGCACTATTAAGTATAGCATTAGGATCAATGACTACGTAAGCATTTGCCGCGATTGGACTGCCTGACGAATTAGTTACTTGACTAAAATAAATTGTACCACTTTGTGTTCCTGCTACGTTAGCATACGCACTAATTGGAACACTCCAATATCCTGTTGAAGAATTATATGTAGGAGTTCCTGTAACAGTTTGACCAGCAGTGAAACCGTTAGTATTATAAACCACCATACCTTGTATAATAGTTCCACCGACTCCAGACAGTACTAATGTTGTTGGAGTAGCACTACCTGAAGTTCCACCACTTACATAACTACCGCTTGCAGTTATAGTTGGAGATACATAACTGGTAATACGATGTGTACGTCCGCCCCATGATGTAATGTATACTCCACTATTAAGTTGACTAATAGTAGAATTATTAGTAATTGCTGTTACGGCAATTTTGTTATCGCCAATATTTGCACCCTGAGTACTGTTAGTAAACCAAATAGGAACACCGGCTACAGGAGGAGTAGTAACGTTGGCCGCACTACTCATTGTAACTGTATAGTTACCACCACTTGGTCCACTTACAGTTTTTACAAATTGTCCTGCTAATCCTAGACCGCCGATAGCTTGTCCAACTACTGGAGCAGTTGATAAACCGGAAACAACTAGTGTATAAGTTGTGCCTACTGATGTATAACTTACACATGTTCCTTGAACATAACCTGAACTATAAGCAGTAGGGTCTGCACTAGAAACGTTTGCAGGATCGCTAGATAATTGGAAATAGTTAAACGAACTATCTGTTTGAATAATAGAAGTTGTTTGACTTTGTGTTTGGAATGTAAATGTTTGACCAATTGGATTACTTCCAGGAGGGCTAGTCAATGTAACAGCATAAGTTGGCAATACTACCAGAGTTAATCCTGTAATATTTCCGCTACTTGCACTAGCTACTACAGCAGTTCCGTTTACACTAGCAGACAACGTAAATGTTGTAACACCTCCAGCAGTAGCAGTACTGGTAATATAGTATGTGTTACCGGATACATATCCAGTTAAGCCACCGCCTCCGCCACCGAACGCACCAGTAATAGTAATAGCTTGACTAACAGCTAAACTAGTTGGCGTGCCTAAGGTAAATGTATTTGTATTAGTTGTTGATAAACTAATAGTTCCTGAAATAGTCTGTCCAGCATTAACAGTAGTTTGAGCGTAGACGTTATAAGTTCCGTTTAGTCCAGTACCTGTTACTAGTTGGCCAACGGCAGATCCAAAATTACCTCCATTCAAATTAGTTACTTGAATAACTGAGCTAGTTGTATTTCCGGATGTTACTACAGCAGTAAATGGATTGCTTAATGCAACTAAAGTTTCACCAGTGGACTCTGTTAAATTGTAAGTAATAATACGATAGATAGCCGCTAAGTTATTAGAGTATTGTAAACTAGTACTTGGACGAGTTGGATGTACTGTAGCAACATTTAATACTTTTTGATTTTGCAATACACGGATTATAACTTGTTGTCCATCATAAACTGCATATTGAAGACCGGAAGAGTTTCCACTACCTGCACTGCTAAATGTTAGTTGTAATACGTCTTGTACAGTACCGTTATTTAAAATTTCAATACCCGAATGTTGTACAGACGATATTAAATAACGTGTAAGTCCGCCGCCTTGCAATGTGTGGTCGATTTCAACTTCTGAATTGTTAAACGGAATATACTTATATCCAACAATCCAAATATACAATGCTGGTTGTGTGCTGGTTGGCACCATAAAAGAACTTGTTACACCTTGCTTGTAGATACGTGCTGTTTGTATCATGTCACTAGCTAGTGTTACAATATTTGGTAATGAAGTAAGATCGTAACCAGTTGCACGTAAACCAAAGTCACCTTGAGCATTTGATCCTGCAACACTTCGGATTTGTGAACCATTTAATGACCAATATGCTGTATGGCAATAGTATGTAAATGTTGAAACTTGTTCGGTCAAACCGTTGTTAGTAGCCAAAATACCATAACTTAAATCATTAACCTGTGTGTAGTCATTGGCCAACATACTACGGTTACCAGCAGTTTCAAAGTAGATAGATAAGTTTCCACCATTTGAAACATAAGTTGAAGCAGAAGATAAAATATTAACCCCTGCGTTAATATTTCCAGTAATATTGGTATAGTCAGTAGTTTGTGTACTTGTTTGACCAGTATATGTTGGTGAATTTCTAACTACACTTCCTTGAACACCACTACTTACGATACTACTTAATTGTGTGATTAATGTCGAAGCTCTAGTAGATTCTGCAGAACTAGCAAGAGGATTACTTACATTCTGTGTAACGTTATTGCCAGGACTTGGAGTAACTGGGGTTGCACTAGTCAACATCGTTTGAATTACTGTACTTAATCTAGCAAATGATGCAACATAGATACTTTGTACTCCAGTCAAAGTAGTAATGCCACTGTTACTGAAATTAAGAGCTACGTCAACGGTCATACTATTACTATTGCCAGCTTGGTTGGCATATAGAATATCGTATGTCAATGCATCTATAATGTATCCTATATCACGCTGAACTTTAACAGCACTATAGTTATTATTGGTGCTTATGTTATAGTTGGCATTGATCCAAGCAGTGATTTCTTGTTGTAAGAATGATTTGTTCGCTTGCAGAATAGTTTTTGCATTAACTTGATATGCGGTGTCATATGAAGTAGTTGCAGGCGCTGTCCATACAATACTTGGCAATGCACTGACTCCGTTGTTAAGAACACTAGTAATAGTTTTAACATTATTAGCTACAGATGTAAGGCCAGTACTACTTACTGCATTCGATCCGGTTAGTCCTGCAATCTGTGTATTACTGTAGTTGATAGCTTGTAATACTAATGCTAACTGAAGACCAATATAAGAATATTGCGGTGTTAACAATGTCAATGCCATCTTAACACTTTGATAGTTAGTAGCAAACACTACGTCATATGCAAGTGCGTTAAGTATGTTGGTCAACAATGTTTGGAATGTTGTAAAACTTCCACCAAATGCTGTTAATGGATAGAATGGTGTGGAATTATCTAATGTTACAACTGCTTGAGCAACACCAAATGTATATGTACCTGCGGCTTGTGCAATTAAATTGGATGTCAACGTTATTGTAGTTGTTCCATTCCAACTTGGACTTACGTATGTATAAGCCGGTACACCTGTACCAGATACAAGTTGACCGGCAACAATTCCGGTTGCACTGGCAACAACAAATGTGTTTGTACCAGATGCTCCGGTTGATCCTGCACTTGAATATGTCGTTGTTGCAACAATGACATTTGGATTATAAGTTAATATGTTGTCAACTTGATATCGTTGTCCTAATACATAGAAACTGCAAGGAACTTGCGGAGCACGTACATCTAAACCAGAATTGGCCAATCCTTGAACAGTAAGACTGGTACCGTTAACACCAGATGAACTAGCGGCTACTGAAATAATATTGCTGTTTATACGTCCAGAAAATCCGTCAATTAACTGACCACCGGCAAAGCGAGGTTGATTAATACTGCGACTAAAGCTGGCCGATTCTTGTCCATAGGGAGATTTAGTTTTGATTTGTCCTTCTGGGTCAAGTACCATCATAAATCCGCCATGCCCTTGACCTGTTATCAAACGAATACGAGTCGCATCGTTGACTAAGAACATGTCCATCTGAGTATTATTCAGAGGAGTTGAATAAAAATTACTTGGGTCAGTTAAGTAATGACGTCCTAGAGGAATTCCAGAGAATAAATGCCAACTACCACCAGCAATAACGTTAGGATTAACGTTAGAGTTACTGAACGGATATCCTTGTAATACTGTACAATTTAAAATATTACCGCTTACATTGGTAACAACAGCCTTGGCCGCTGTACCACTTGGATCCGTAGATGCAACCATCAATATCAAACCAATCCAACTAGTCAATGCAGTTGTTGTACTTAAGGTAGCTGTAATATTACCAACTGTTGCACTTAGAGTAATTGAATCATTAGATGCATAATCAATTCCTCCACGATTCAAACTTGGGAAATTAATTTGTCCTACTAACAAATTATCTACTACGACATCTCTCCAGAAGAATGTTTGTCTCCAAGGACTTTGACTGATACGATTTAATGGTCGTACAATAGTACGTCTAAAGTCATCGCCACGTAGTGTGGTGTTGGTAGGAATCTTGATTGGAAGATCTTCGTAGTAAATACCACTTTCGATATTAATACAAATATTTAAATTAGGAACTGTTTCACCAAAGTCTAATGTTTCGCCTGTTACAAAGAAACCAGGTTGTGTTAGTTTAACATAGATAGTATCGTAAGAATTAATAGTACCAGGTGTGTATGTAACAATAACACCTTGTGCTCCACTGGTATTACCAATCAAAATCTTACCAGGTAGAATATGAATATCGCCTGGTGTTCCTTGGTCAACATACCCACGGCCGCCGTTGCTGAAATTAATTTGCCACAAACCGTCACCAAAACTAATTGCTGTACTTGCTACGCTGGCGTAACCATTAACAATAATTCCTCTAAAGGTTTGATAGTTAGCAGAAATACTATTGGTCCATGCACCGCTAGCATTGATCTTTGAACTGTCGTATATTGCTTGTACTGAATTATTTTGATAACGTAACGCAGTAACTTGGTATAAACATTGTTGAATAAGACTAGCGGCAAAATCTAGTCCGTCTAAAGTTTCAACAAACTGAGTTCCAATAGCAACGTTCTGAGCAGAAGCATTTTTAAAATATGATCTACCAGCATTAATACTTTGATAATTGGCAGAAATACTATTTGCAGAATCACTAGTTAATGCGTCAATGCATAACGCATCGACCAGATAACCCACATCTCTAGCACAAGTTGATTGATTGTAGCTAAAGTTTCCTGTATATTTTGCCGATAACGATGATATAACAGCGTTGGCAATAACTGAATCTTGAGCTGTTATGATACTGTATGCTGTATTAAATTCTGCATTTGCGTATGCAGTGACATCAGGGTTTGTTCCAGTTGTTACACCATTACCGCCAATAATGTTTTCAGCAATAGTTAATAAATTGTCAATCTGTCCAGCAGAAGAACCACTGCCTGGGAATGAAGTATTTTGTGTATTTGTATAAGTAACACCTGAAATCAAACCAGATGTAGATGACACATTAGTATTTGTAGCAACTGCTTTGATAATAGTATCTAAACGATTCTTAAGAGCGTTAACAACTTTTGTATTTTCACTTAGACTAGATGTATATGTTAAAATTTGATTGGCAGCATCTGTAGTTGCTTTGGTCGAAATAACACTTGCATCAGTGTAGTTAATATCATACGCAACAGCTTCCACCAAATACATAATGGCATTTTGGAATTGTACTGCACCAATGGTAGGTTGCAGTCCACTGTTTACATAAACATAATAGTGATATAAATCTTCTGCCACAAATGCTACGTTGGCCATAATGGCAGCCGCAGAAGCAGGGTAACCACTGACAGCTCCTAGTGGAGTAGCTGATATGAATGGAGTAGGACGAGAACTTGCACCAGTTAGTGTTGTATTGTTTATACCGTATGTAAGTAACGTTTTAGCTAAAGTAAATAATTTATCAATAGCACCTGTTCCTTGCGGATTTGTTACGTTAAGGTCGTTGATTACATTAAAATGTGATTTAGTTAAATCTGTATTAGTGGTATAACTACTAAACGCTACACTATTATTTTGTGTAATAATACCATTAAAAGCATTATAATATTCACCGTTTGATGCTAGGAATCCTGTACTTGGATTTGTTACTTGTGCATTGTAATAAGCAAGAGCAAGACTTTCGCTTGCAAAACTAATCATAGTTTGTATTGCGGCAAGATTAGTAGTGAGGCTAGTAACATAAGAATCTGTAATAGATTCGCCAGCTACTGATAAAGTTCTGTTAATGTATTGTGGAATGGTTGTTTGATACAATGTTGTGTTGGCAACAGTTCCCATAGCATTGTTAACAGCAATGTTGCTTACCAATGTTTTTAAATAATTGATAGCATTAATTGTAGCTGTTAATTCTGAACTTTGCTCTTGGAATGTAGTTGCATATTTTCCACCCCAGTATTGTAAACCAGCGTATAAACTTTGACTATTTCCACCATACATTAAGTCATAGGCTAAACACCATACAATATATTGAACATCTCGTTTGCATGTTGTTTGACTGTAAGATAAACTTGGATAGTTAGCAGTTAGGTAAGCAATAATTTCAGCTTGTATAAATGAAATGTTACTTAGTAATAAAGATTTGATATCGGCTTGTTCGGCACTAGTAGTTGAGATACTTGGAATCGAAGGAGTACTAGCAGTAGCACCACTTACCAGATTTTTAATTAAAGCAATATTATTGGTAACACTATTTGTAGCATTAGGAAACGCCGATTGGAATACAACATTAGATCCATTTGCCTGTACAGTACTTGTTAAAATTCTACTTTGTAACTGAGTAAGAGCATACAAAATTTCTGGATTACTTAATCCTGTACCATAGTGTGCAAAATTTAAACCAACAATAGTACTTTGGAAATTGCTACCCATTACAATGTCGTATTCTAATGCAGTAACAACTTGGTTGATATAACTTTGTACCAAAGATGTATTATAAGAAAATGCAGTAATTTGTGCAGGTACCATATTGGTAATAGCATCTGTAATCTGTGCCAATTGAGTTTGAAGTATATTTTGATTCAAACTTGTAGGATTAAACAAATTACTAATTTGTGTAGTGGTATTAAATGTCGAATTTAATATTAAGTCAGTGGCAACTGCATCTACTAAATTTTTAAGTATGTTATAAAAACCAGTTGATACAAATGGTGTTGCATATTTGCTGTTGATATAGGCAACAGTCTCTTGTTGAATAAATGTTCTATTATAGGCATTTCCTGACAACAATGCATAGGCATTTGTGTATACACTATTACTGCTATTACCACTAGTAATATTTGCACTTGTAGTGGTTGAAGAAGATTGAACTTGGTTCAGTGTATATGTAATTGTTTGACGATAAGGACCTGGTTCTAATTGTGATAATGTTATTAAATTCTGTGCTTGTAAACAGGCGGCACTGATAGTTTTATAAGCATATTGTGGAGCACGACCGTTACGTCCGGCTGGCACGTGTGCTTGAGAATCATCTCCGCTAGTATTAACATATAAATTTACGTTACTATAGTATGTGCTATTGTCTACATAATATTTTGTTGCCGCTTGGAGGTCGCTACTAGTACTAGGAGTTCCAACTCCTGACAACGGTACAGGATGATCGCTTAATGTTAAAGGACCAGTCATAGTGTCACCGCCACGATAAGTGACATCTTTACGTTGCATTACTTCAGTAGGCAAGTAGTTACTTGTATAAGAAGCGTTATAATCTGAATCAGTTGTCTGCGGTAATGCAGGTTGACTACGAGTCTTTAATGCGGCACTAACTGAATATGTTCCTACTACAGGAGTTGTATAAGTCTGACCAGTGTTGGTTATGTTACTAGGTGTTGCTTGAACAAAATTGTTGTATGCATAATTGACTGTAACAGGTAATGAACCAATTCTTGTTTGATCGTTGCTATATGTAGCATTAAAAGAATTAACAGCATTAGTGCCAGGATCAATAAGGTTGCCAACAACATTAAATGCGGCATCCATGTTTTGTCCTAATGTTGGACTTTTATCTGCATTTAGTGTAAGAGCTGTTGTTGCTAAATTAATACCAGTATTGCTGAATGTAATTTTAACAGAATTATCAGCACTAGTTAACGTTCTGGCGGCTAATCCAGTACCGCCGGCATTTGCAGTGATTAACTGATTAGAAGCGTATGTTGTACCATCGCTTAGACTGCTTAACTGTAGCTGTCCGCCTTTGCCAAACACCGCATAAATTTCTGTAAAGTTTTGATA